GACAAAGGCAGACCTTATCCTGCTTGTAGACCCAAAAGAGTAGCTAGTCGTATCTCAAAGAAGGAGGCTAGCAAAAAGACTGGACCAAAAAGAGTCAATTGGTCTGTAACAGCATCAGGAAGAAAGAGAAAGAAAACCAAATGAAGAAAATGAAACAACTAACTCAAAGACAAAAAGATACTTTGAAGAAGCATGCAAAGCATCATTCGGCTAAGCATATGGCTATGATGAGAAAAGACATGAAAATGGGAATGTCGTTTTCAAAAGCTCATAAAAAAGCCAAAAAGATGGTAGGAAAGTAATGGCTAGACGCAGAGACAAAATGCCTGCCAGGAATAAAAGGAACTTCAGACCTACAAAGTCTGGAGCTGGCATGACAAAGGCAGGAGTCGCTGCATATAGACGAGCTAATCCAGGAAGTAAACTAAAGACTGCTGTAACAGGCAAAGTTAAAAAGGGCAGTAAAGATGCCAAAAGAAGAAAATCATTCTGTGCGAGAAGTGCAGGACAAATGAAAAAGTTTCCAAAAGCTGCAAGAGATCCTAACTCAAGATTGAGACAGGCAAGACGCAGATGGAAATGTTAAGGAGATATTATGGTAAGTAAAAAATATAAAGATGTAGATTCACCTTTAAAGTTTCTAACAAGTGATGGTGTACCTAATGCATTCTTTAGAAATGGTATGATAGTTGCACCTGGTTCACAGTTTGATGGTATGAAAGCTAATGAAAAAAATATAAACATGGCTTTTGATGTATCTGATACTGAAGAAAAACCACCACTATATTATGGAGATGAAGGCGAACAACAACTATATCAAGATATGATTAAAGTATTTCAAGGTAAAATAGTAGGCAAAGAAGCTAAAAAGATAATGGAGAATGCTGAAGGAGAGTTTCCTAAAGATTTTATTATGAAAGAAAGAGTTAGAGTTATGGAACAAAAACAAGTTCCTAAAGGTGGTGGATCACCACTTTTTACTTCTCAAGATGTGACTCCTTTTTATCCAGGTGATAATATGCCACCAGTACCTCCAAGAGATACTAAACCAAGAATAAGACCTGATGCTATTCCACCTGTATTTAGACCAGGCATTGATGGAAGAACTCCAGGTTTAAATAATACTATGGTTATGAATAATAACTATGGTAATAGTGGACTACTTAATGCTGGTATGGGTCCAAAACAATTAAATAAAATGCTTATGGCACAAATGATGGGATTAATATAATGGCACATGGTGGCAAAAGAAAAGGTGCTGGTAGACCCAAGGGTATTAAAGCAGGAACAAAGGCAGAACGCCTGGCAGCAGAATTAGGACAAGGACAAACTACTCCATTAAAATATATGTTGAATCTATTGAATAACCCACAAGTATCTGTAGAAAAAAAAATGTGGGCAGCTAAAGAGTCAGCACCATATGTACATTCAAAGTTATCATCTGTTAATAAAACTATATCAGGTGATGATGATAAACCACTAACTGTACAGATAGGATGGCGTAAGAAAAAGAATTAATGGATATTACAATTCCATATGAACCTAGACCTTTACAAGAAACAATTCATAATGAATTAAGAAGGTTCAATGTTTTAGTGTGTCATAGACGATTTGGTAAAACAGTACTCGCTGTTAATCATTTAGTTATGACTGCTTGTGAAAAACAAGATGCAAGATTGGCGTATATAGCACCAACTTATCGCCAGGGTAAGGCAGTCGCTTACGACTATTTAAAAGAATATACAGACCCTTTAATGAAACTTGGTGGGAAGCGTCACGAAACAGAACTTAAAGTTGATCTATGGAATGGATCTAGAATTCAAATCTTCGGAGCTGATAATCCAGATGCACTTCGTGGACTTGGGTTCGATGGAGTTGTATTAGATGAATATGCTTTAATGTCACCAAGAGTTTGGACTGAAGTAGTTAGACCTGCTATTGCTGACAAAATAGGATATGTTATATTTATTGGAACACCCATGGGGCATAATCAGTTCTGGGATGTTTATGATTTAGCTAAACGAAGAGGAGAAGATTGGTATGCAAAATTATATAGAGCTAGTGAAACAAAAGTTATTCCATCTGAAGAACTGGAAGAAGCTCGTCTCACAATGCCACAAGACCAGTATGAACAAGAGTTTGAATGTTCTTTTCAAGCTGCCGTATCTGGGGCATATTATGGAAAGCAGATCCAACAAGCAGAACGAGATAATCGTATATGCTCTGTGGATTATGATCCTAATATTGATGTTGAAACTTGGTGGGATCTTGGTATAGGAGATTCAACTAGTATTTGGTTTGCACAAAGAACTGGTAATGAAATACATTTAATTGACTATTACGAAACATCTGGTGAATCACTTGCACACTATGTAAATGTTTTATCAGATAAAGGTTATAACTATGGTCGACATGTTGCACCACATGATATAACAACAAGAGAACTTGGAACTGGTAAGTCTAGACTAGAGGTAGGATATGAACTTGGAATTGATTTTGAAGTATGTCCTAAACTTGGCGTAGATCATGGTATTGAAGCTGTAAGAAATACTTTAGATAGATGCTGGTTTGATAAAAATAAATGTAAACATGGTATTGATTGTTTGCGTCAATATCGAAAACAATTTGATGACAAAATGCAGACATTTAAAAATAAACCACTACATGACTGGACATCTCACGGAGCTGATGCTTTTAGATATGGATGTTCTGTTGATGGACCAACAAGAACTGATTGGACACAACCTATGTTTGTAGATACAAGATATATTGTTTAAGGAAAAATATGACAAAAAGACCACTAGATGATTATGAAATATCTGGAATAGTAGGCGACCATATTAAAAATAGTTATGGTTTCTATTCGTCAGAGTTAACAGAATCAAGACGCAAAGCTAATGAATATTATTTTGGTGAAGCATTTGGTAATGAAGTAGAAGGTAGATCACAAGTAGTTTCTACTGATGTTGCTGATACTATTGAATCTATACTACCACCATTACTTAGAATATTCACATCAAGTGACAATGTAGTTAAAGTAGAACCAGTTACACAAGAAGATGTAAAGATTGCAGAACAAGCTACAGATTATTTGAATCATATTTTTAATAAAGATAATGATGGTTTTACTGCTCTTTACACAATGTTTAAAGATGCACTATTACAAAAGAATGGTGTATGTAAAGTTTATTGGAATGATACAGAAAAAGTAGAAAGAGAAACATACGAAAACTTATCAGAGGATGAGTTTAATATGTTAATTGAAGAAGACGGAGTAGAAGTATTAGAACATACTGAGTACGAAGATGAAACATTTAAAAAACAAACAGAGAAACTTGAAGAACAATTAGAGAACGCATCAGTACGAGGAGATGTAAGAGCTAGTACAATCATAGAACAAATAGACAACATTAAAGTTCCTAAACTACATGATGTTGTTATTTCAAGAAAAACTTCTAAAGGTAGAGTTAAAGTAGAACCTATACCGCCAGAAGAATTTCTAATAGCAAGACAAGCTAAATCTTTAAGTGATGCTAGTTTTGTATGTCATAGAGTACCAATGACTCGTAGTGAATTAATTGAAATGGGTTTTGATTTTGATACTGTTTATTCATTACCTTCTGAAAATAAAGAACAATATAATTCAGAAAGATCAGTAAGATATAGAAATGTAGATGATGACTATGACAAGACTGTTGGTGATGAATCTACAGAAGAAATTATAGTATATGAATCATACATCAAAGTAGATATGGATGGTGATGGCGTAGCTGAAATGAGGAAGATCACTAGTGCAGGTGATAATGGTTATACTATATTAGATAATGTTCCTGTTGATGCACACCCATTTTGTTCAGTAACGCCTATTATTGTACCTCATAGATTCTATGGTAGATCAGTATCTGAGTTAGTAGAAGATATACAATTAGTAAAATCTACTGTGTTAAGACAAGTACTAGATAATATGTACTTAACAAATAATAACAGAGTTGCAGTCATGGATGGTCAGGTTAACCTTGACGACCTATTAACTAATAGACCTGGAGGTATAGTTAGAACTAAAGCTGCACCTAATCAAGTTATGATGCCTATGCAGAATCAACCACTAAGTAACCAGGCATTCCCACTACTTACATATTTAGATACTGTAAAAGAAGAACGAAGTGGTATTACTAAATATAATCAAGGTATGGATACTGATACACTTAATAAAACTGCATCAGGTATAAATACAATATTATCTCAATCACAAATGAGACTTGAATTAATTGCAAGAGTATTTGCTGAAACTGGCGTAAAAGATATATTCAAGAAGATATTTGAATTAGTTGTTAAATATCAAGACAAACAAAGAATAGTAAAAATTAGAAATGATTTTGTTCCTATGAATCCAATGGAGTGGAGAGATCGTTGTAATGTAACTATTCATGTAGGATTAGGTACAGGATCAAGAGATCAACAACTACAAATATTAAATGCAATACTTGGAAGACAATTAGAAGCTATTAAATTACAAGGTTCAGCTGCTGGACCAGTTGTAAATCTAAATAATATTTATAATACATTAGCTCGTATTATTGAAAATGCAGGACTAAAAGATGTTGGTTCTTACTTTACAGATCCAAAAACAGGTATGCAACAAATGCCTAGACAAGCTAAACAACCTTCTGAATTTGAGAAAGTATCACAGATACAAACACAACAAAAAGCAGCAGCAGCTCAAATGCAATATGAGAATCGTTTAAGAGAACTAGAACTTAAATATCAAAAAATGATATTAGATAATGAAAGAAATATAAAGGAGCTAGAGCTAAAATACAAAGCGGACATTGATGAGAAAGCTATTAGACGAGCATCTTTAGATCAAAAAGGTTTAAGTGATAGTAATAAACAAATGCTTGACGCAGCTACAAAAAACATATTACAACAACCAAGTAACACAACAATAGCAATAGATGTCGAACCTGAACAAGGAAAGTAGTCGAGGCGTAAAAGCTAAACAAATACTTGATAACGAATTATACAAAGAATCATTTGATGAATTAAAAAAATCATATGAAGAAGCGATATTTCAAACTAAACCAACAGATGATAAAGCTAGGTTTTCCATATACCTGGCGTATCAAATATTAGGTAAAGTTGAAAACCATCTCCGTACAGTTATGGAGACTGGTAAACTTGCAGAAAAACAAATGCAAGATCTAAAAAAATAGCACCAACCATTTGGAGTGCTAATATAACACTAACCTATAAGGAGTGAATTATGGCTGAAAAAGCTACAACTGTAATAGATGCTGGTAAAGTTATTGCTGGTCTTATGACTAATGAACCTGAACCAGAAACAACTGAACAACCAGTTGAAACAGAAGCTGCACCTGTAGAGGAATCACAGGATGAAGAAACTGTAAACCCTAGTGATGTTCCATATATGGAGCAAGAACTAGAAGAAGCACCAGCTGAAGAAGCTGTTGTTGAAGAAGAAGCTACACAAGATATTGATGAAAATTCAGAGGAGCCTTCTTATACTGTCAAAGTTGATGGTAGTGAGATGGAGGTGACCCTTGATGAATTACTTCGAGGGTATCAAAGGGAAGCTGATTACACACGCAAAACATCTGAACTGTCCTTAGAGAAATCAAGGCACAACGATATGATGCAACAATCTCAATCAGAGATAAATCAAAAATTGTCTAAGCTAACTGAACTTACTTCAGCTGCACAACAAGAATTGCAAACTGAATATAGTAACATAGACTTTGAAAAACTTTACGAAGATGATCCTGTTGAAGCTGCAAGGCTTGAACATAAGATGCGTAAAAGAGCAGAGAATCTACAAAAGATACAAGAAGAAACTCGTAACAATCAAATGAATGAGTTTCAAAAGTATATTCAAGAAGAACAAGCAAAAGTTGCTACACTAATTCCTGAATTTGCTGATCCTGCAAAAGCATCTAGGATGAAATCAGATATGAGATCTTATCTAACTAAGTTAGGATATAACGATAAAGAGATAGGAAGTGTATATGATTCGAGACAAGTAATGTTAATTAAAGATGCTATGGCATATGACAAACTTAAAAAGTCTAATGTAAAAGTTACTAAGAAAGTTGCAAAAGCACCGAAGGTCGTAAAACCTGGTGTTGCCAAAACTAAAGCTGAACAAGCTAGTAAGCAAAGACGAGATAAACTAAATCGTCTCAAAAAGACTGGTGGCGTAAGAGATGCTGCAAGAGTCTTTAGAGATTATCTTTAATTAATAGGAGGCCCAAATGGCACAACCAAGTAATCTGTACGATACGTACGATACTACTGGTATTAGGGAAGATTTAGTAGATGTGATTTATAACATATCTCCTGAAGAAACCCCAATACTTTCAGCAATTCCTAGAACTGCTGCAAAATCTACAAAGCATGAATGGCAACTTGATAGTCTAGCTACACCTGCTGCTAACTCAGTTATCGAAGGTGATGATGCAACTATTGACGCTATGAGTGCTACAACTAGAGCATTTAACTTTACACAAATTTCTGACAAAGTGATTGCACTTTCTGGAACTCAATCAGCTGTTGATGCTGCTGGTAGAGCTGATGAAATGGCATATCAAATTGCTAAGAAATCAAAAGAGTTAAAAAAAGATATGGAATTTACTCTTATCAAAGGGCAAGTTCAAGCTGTCGGTGACGCATCAAACGCTAGAAAAT